AAACTAAGTCATCTGCTCTTGACAGAGTAAATGTTCGTCGTTTGTTAATTGCTTTAAAAGCTAGAATTAGTGAAATTGCTAATAACTTAGTATTTGAACAAAATACAATAGCAACTCGCCAAAGCTTCTTAAACCAGGTTAACCCATATTTAGAATCAGTTCAACAACAACAAGGTTTGTATGCTTATAAGGTAATCATGGATGATTCAAACAACACAGCCGATGTAATTGATAGAAATGAATTAATTGGTCAAATCTATCTTCAACCTACTAAAACAGCTGAATTCATTTACTTGGATTTCAACATTTTACCAACAGGAGCAACATTCCCAGGATAATTTTTTAAAAGTAGAATATTTATAATAAAATAAAACAAAATGGCAATATTAAATCCAAACGAAATCTTTTTCACCGCGTTTGAACCAAAACAGGCGAACCGATTCATCATGTATATTGATGGCATTCCTGCTTATGAAATCAAAGGTGTAGGTGCTATAAGTTTAACTCAAGGTACAGTTCAACTAAACCACATTAACGTTCAACGTTTTGTAAAAGGTGTAACAAAATGGAATACCATTCAGTTTACCCTGTTTGATCCTATTACCCCATCAGGAGCATTAGCCGTAATGGAATGGGTTCGTTTACATCACGAATCAGTAACCGGTAGAGATGGTTATTCTGATATGTATAAAAAAGATTTATCTTTTAACGTATTAGGTCCAGTAGGTGATATTGTTTCTGAATGGATTATCAAAGGTGCCTTTATTACGGAAGCTAACTTCGGTGATTATAACTGGGATACAGCTGATACAGCAGTGAACCTTACAATGACAGTTCAACCTGATTATTGTATTTTAAACTTCTAATTAAAAAGAAAATACAAAAGAGCTCGCAATTTTTGCGAGCTTCTTTTTTTCTCATATATTTATATACGACATAAAAGTTATAAAAAATAGATTATGGAAAATAATGAAAACAAAGTTTCAGCAAAAGAAGAAACAAAATTTAAATTCCCTACTGAAACAGTAGATTTACCCTCAAAAGGTTTATTGTATCCCGAAGGTCATCCTTTATCAAGTGGTAAGGTTGAAATGAAATACATGACTGCTAGAGAAGAAGACATTTTAACAAACCTTAATTACATCAAACAAGGAATTGCTATTGACAAATTATTGCAGTCTCTTGTTATGACTAAATTTGATTTTGATGATTTATTAATTGGGGATAAAAATGCTATAATGGTTGCTGCTCGTGTGTTAGGTTATGGTAAAGATTATTCCTTCACATATAATGGAGACGAAATAAATGTAGATCTTTCTGAATTAGTAACAAACGAACCAGATGAAGCTATCGTAACTAAAGGAGTTAATGAGTTTGAATATACTCTACCTCATACTGGAACAAAAATTACTTTTAAGTTATTAACAGGTAAAGATGAAAAAGCTATTGAAAATGAAATTAAAGGTTTAAAGAAAATCAATAAAAATGCTTCATCAGATATTACTACTCGTTTAAAACATATTATTACTTCAGTTGAAGGAGATAGTGATCCTAAAACAATTAGAGAATTTGTAGATAATTATTTAATAGCTCGTGATTCCACAGCATTGAGATCTTACATAAAAACAATTCAACCAGATATAAAAATGATATTTACTTATTCTGGTGAAAATGGTGACGAGGAGGTAGCCATTCCTTTACAGATCCAGTTTTTTTGGCCTGACGCAAGAGTATAGATTAGCTCTTTTCAAACAAATCCATGAAATAGTTTTTTATGGAAGAGGAGGATATTCATGGGAAATAATATACAATATGCCCATTTGGTTAAGAAACACTACATATAAATTCATATCAGATTCTATTGATACAGAACAAAAAATTCAAAATAAAACATTCAATAATTCAGGTAATAATTTAAATTTTGATATTTCAAACCCTGAAGTCGCTAAAGCTAAACTTCCTAATCAATATATAAAGGCATCAAAAAAATGATGCCTTTTAATATTTATAACATATAACTAACTGTTAATGGCTAGTAAAGAAGAAATACAAAAGAAAAATATAGAAGAAGCTAATGAACTTCTCTCTGAACAGATTAATCTAACAGCTAATCTAAATGATCAGATGACCTTTCTTATTAAAAACTTTAAAGAAAAAGGTACATTAGATAAAAACTCTTTAGATCTTACAAAACAAGCGGTTAATATTACTAAAAATTTAGCATCAGAATATGGTTCAATAAAAGATGTTCAAAAAGATATTTCTAAAAACAATAAAGCTCAAAATGATATACAAAAACAAACCCGATCTCTTGAGAAACAAGGTGGAGAAGCTTTAAAACAAGAATTATCTTTATTAAAAACTAAAGAAGATAGTTTAAAAAAAGCCCAAGAAAAATTCGCTAAAATGGAAAGCGATAAAAAACTGGGTAAACAAGTTGATGAAGCTCTTTACAAACAAGCCCAAGATACTTTAAGCAAAAAAGAAGAACAATTAAGAGTAGCCCAAGAAATATTAACTCCAGAAGCCCAACAACTTTTATTATTACAGGATGCTGGAAAAATGCTAGAACAAAATAATGAGCATTTAGATGAGCAACTTCGACGACAACAAAATTTAAATAAATCTACAAGTTTATTTACTTCTGCTTTAACAGGAGCTAATAAACTTTTAGGAAAAATGGGATTTGGCAATTTAGCATCTAAATTAGGTTTAGATGAAGCGGCTAAAAAAGCAGAAGAAATGACTTACAAACTTACTGATGGTGGTAAAAAATCATTAGGAATGTTTGGAAAAATGAGAGTAGCAGTTGCTAGTTTTGGACAAGTTTTAAAATCTGCTTTAGGTCCTATGGCTTTAATAGGAATGGGAATTAGTCTCTTTAATAAATTTAAAGAGGTTGGAGCTAAAGCAGCTGAAGCTATGGAAAAAGTTGAACAAAGCACAGCCGATATGGGTCGTGAATTAGGAATCTCTAGTACAAAAGCAAGCCAAATAGCAGGAATAGCTACAAGTATTGGTGGTTCATTAGGAATGACTACAGACGTAGCTATTGGAGCAGCCAAATCAATTTACACAGCATTAGATGGTGCTGAACAAGTAAGTAGTAAAACACTTGCTACTTTTATGAAATTAAATGTTTTTGCAGGAATGTCCGCTGATAGTATAGCAGGAATATATAAATTCTCTAAATTATCAGGAGAAGAAGCTGGCAAAACAGCAACCGCTATTGCCGATACAGCTAGAGAATCTATTAAATCCCAAAAAGTAAATGTTAGTATGAAACAGGTTATGGATGGGGTAACTAAAACCTCTAATATTATGAAACTTAATTTTGGAGGTTCAGCTAAAGGATTAACTGAAGCTTTTGTTGCATCTAAAAAATTAGGTTTAGAATTAGGAAAAGTAGAAGATATAGCTAATAGCTTATTAAATATTGAAGATTCAATTGCTGCTGAAATGGAAGCAGAATTACTTACTGGAAAAGATTTAAATTTAGAAAAAGCAAGAGAAGCAGCTTTAAATAATGATACTAAAGGTTTAATGGAAGAAATTGGAAAACAATTTGGTTCAATTGAAGATTTCCAAAAAATGAACCGTGTTCAACAAGAAGCATTTGCTAAATCTATTGGTATGTCTCGAGAAGGTTTAGCAGATATGTTAGTAACTTCAAAAGAAAATAAAGCTACCAATACTGGTTTAGTAGATACTCAACAACAAAGTTTAGCAGCAATGCAATCAATGGCTACTACAGCTGAAAGATTAGCAGCAGCTGAAGAAGCAAAAAACTTAGCAGCACAAAATTCAGGTAAACAATATCAAAAGTTCCAAGAAATCATGACTAAAATTGAAACTATTTTCATGACAATTTTAGATGCTGCTTTAGGACCTATTGGAGAATCAATTAATGGGATTTTAGAAGATGTTCAAGCTTGGTTAAGTGAAGAAGGAAGAATTGAATCAATTACTCAAGGAATATCTACTGTTTTTAGTACGGTTTCATCTGTAGTATCAACTATTTGGAGTATAATACAACCTATTGCAGCAAAACTTTTAGAAATAGGAGCAAATTTACTACCTGTTATTCAAAATGTATGGAACATGATAGAACCTACTGTAATAAGAATAAAAGATTTTATAGCAGAAATATTAGGAAGTATAGGTAGTTTAATTGAAAAATTAACTACAGGAAATGGTGAATTTACTACAATGGAAAAAACAGTTGGTGTTATTGCCGCTGGTATTGGTGGATTCCTTATTACTTTAAAAGCAATAAAACTTGCACAAGAAGCTTGGAACAAAGCAACAATGGTATACCAAGGAATTAGAACTTTTATTGAAGGTTTGAACAAAAAAGAAGAAGCTTCTTTGGCAAGAAGAATTGTTTTAGGAATTAGAGATGCTGCTGTTGCTGCTGTAAAAGCTATTGCTCAAGTAACAGGTATGTCTGCTGCTACTTTAGGTATAGCAGCTGGTATAGCATTAGCAGCAGGTGCTGGTGCTTATATGTTCTTCTCATCAAAAACAAACGAAGCTAAACAAGCAGGAGATTTATTTTCATCACCTCCAGGAGGTAGTGGATATGGTAAACGTATGTTACTTGCTCCTGAAGGTACATTTGCTTTAAATAATAATGATACAATAATAGCAGGAACTAGCTTATTTAAAGGAGATGATGTTGTAAGTTCTCCAGCAGGTTCTGTAAATATGGGTGGTGATGCTTTAGTAGCAGAAATGAAAGAAATTAAAAGTTTATTAGCTCAATTAATTAATAAACAAGGAGACGTAATAATGGATAGCACTAAAGTAGGAAAAGCTTTAATGTTAGCAGGATATCAAATGTCTTAATATTTATAATAAAAATAACAACTATGGCAATTTTAGATTTTTTAAAAAACAGTGCACTTGGTTTGGGAGGTAAATCCCCTGTAAAATATAACCAAGTTTCAAAATTGGATAATCCCAAACCCGCTACTTCTCAATTAGATTTAGATGGAAAACAACCTCAAATTTACAACAGAATTTCAAGGTTAGATAATCCAAAACCAACAACTTCACAATTAGATTTAGACGCTAAAACTCCTCAAAAATATTTAGATAATCTTCCAAAATAATAAATGGGTTTAAAAGATCTAAAAACTGACTTAAAATCATTAAAATACGGTAATGACGTTATGGGGGGAGAGACTCCAAGTCCTTACTTACAAGAATTTAATAAGTTACCTTGGGTAAAAAATCCAATACCAGAAAGTTTTAATGATATAGGAGGTAAAGGTAGTTTAGATCAATTATACAGAGGTGGTGGTCAAGGAGGTGTTACTGAAGCTGTATCTAGAGATACTAAAAGAATTTCTAATTTTTTAAAATCGAATACGGGTACAGTATTTTTAGCTAAACAAGCAGGTTTAATGATTCAACAAAATATCCAATTATATGGTCTTAACCCCCTAGATTGGAAATTTGTTTATAATCCTGCTTCTCCTTTAGTTAATACTACTTTAGCACCAACAGGATTACATTTAGCTAATATTATAACCTTAAAAGGAGCTTCAGGAGTTAATTCTGGGCAGGGCTATTTATTTGGAAGTCCTGATGCTAACATTCCTAGAGAATCTAATAAAATATTTGGAGAAAATAAAACTTTTTTTAGTAAAAAAGATAAAATATTTGGTATTATAAACAAAAAATTAGAAATAGAAGATAGAGTAGACCAAGTAACTTATTCTCCTTTAAAAATAGCATCAACTACAAAACCATTACCTGGACAACCAAACCCAAACGACCCTCTTAATGACTCAGTAATTTTTCGTATAACAAAAATAGACAACTCAGGAAAAGGAAAAAACGTATACATTCAATTTAGATCTTATATTTCTGGTTTAAACGATAGTTACAAAGCAGATTGGGGAAGTTTTAGATATATGGGTAGAGGTGAAAACTTTTATCAATATAATGGTTTTGATAGAGATATAAACTTTGGATTCCAGGTTCCTGTTATGTCTAAATACGAACAACAAAGTGTTTACACAAAATTAAATTATTTAGCTTCTTTAATGGCTCCTGATTATGTTGAAGCAGGTTCAACCAATCAAGGATTTATGAGAGGTAATATACTTAAATTAACTATAGGAGACTATCTATTAGATGTTCCTGGAGTATTAACAAGTATAAGTTATAAAGTAGATGAAGAAGCTGGATGGGATATATCTATAAATTCTAAAGGAAAAAGACTTGTAGGTAAAGAAGGACTAGATAGTACAGATGCTGATACAGGAGGATGGGTAATGCCAAAACTTATTACAGTAGACGGGTTTCAGTTTAAACCTATTCATACATTCATACCTAAAACAGTTAATATTCAATCTATTACGAACGGTGGTCAATTTGTAGATGCTCCGTTTATTAATTTTGGTAAAATTGATAGTAGTAATTCACAAGGATTTGG